CTTTTTTAATCTCATCTTCCATCTGTGGTTTTACTATTGCCATATTTGGGTGGACAATAGGCATATATTTTTTTTCTAAATGTACACCGTTGTATTTTGTTATACCTGTAATACCAGTAACATATTTTAGTGCATCTGCACCTATAGGACAAACTAACTTATAACCATCCAGTACTGACATCTCTAAATCAATATCTTTTTTAAGTATTTTATCTTTAGAACCAGAACTTAGAAACTGTATATCATAGTCAATATCTTTAAGATACTTACCTACAATCTTATCTGCGTTTTTCTCTGCTGCTGAGGCAAATACAAAACATATATCACTCATCTATTATCTCCGTTATTTGTCTTGCTGTGTATGCACTTAGTGTCCATCCTAAATGTCCATGTCCTGTATTGTACCAAACATTTGGGCATTTGCCAATTTTAACTATAGGCATCATGTTAGGTGTCATAGGTCTTAATCCTGCCCAAGACTTGTAGTCTCGTAGTTCTAATTTTGGAAAATGTTTCCTTACCCAATTCATTAATGGTGTAATTCTATCTATTCTTATATCTCTATTTTGCCCATTAAATTCTGCAGTTCCTGCTACTCTTAGTACACTACCTAGAGTTGATGTGACTATCTTAGCTTCATCATCTAATAGTGATACCTTTGGTGCAAGATGTTCTTGACCTTTTATATTAATACTAACAGAATATCCTTTTACTGGGTATATCGGTATATTGTCTCCTAATTCTCTTCCTATTTTTCTAGAATATACACCTCCACAAATTACTAGTCCTTCATAATGTAGATCATTTTTATTTCTATCTGTAAGCCTCCACCTCTTCATTTTTGTACTTAACCCCATAGGTGCTTTATGGTACCAGTCAATCCTAGTGTCATATCTAAATTTAACTCCCATTTTTTCACACTTTTTAGCTAGGTTCACACAAAATTTATGAATATCTCCAACACCGTCATAACCAGTCCACATGCCACCAATACAATCATCAGTCACTATGTTTGGTTCTTTTAATTTCATCATATTAGGATTAATTTCTGTTCGAGATAATCCGCCTTTTTTATAAAGTTCGTTTACCCTTCTTGCATGATTTAATTCTTTTTTGTTCTTATAGATATGCATAATACCACAATCACTTTGTTCATAATCTATGTCTGAAAACTCAGTTCTCATTAAATGAATAGACTCCATCGCCATACGAGTGGTTTCAATAGTGTTTTCTTCTGCATGTTTTATATTAGACATAAATTGTATTAGCCACTTATATTTTTTGAAATCTAAGTCATATCTCATTTTTAGTGGAGCATCTCTTTTAAATGACCATTTTATACCCTTATATACATTTGCCCAAGAGTTCCATACTTCTGCATTTGATGAAGATAGTTGTCCTCCGTTAGCATGAGATGCAAGCATAGCAGGATGCATGTTTGCATCTATTACAGTGACCTCGTGTCCTGCTTTTCGTAAAAAATATGCAGTAGTTATACCTGTAACTCCTGCTCCAATGATTGCTAATTTCATTTTAACACTGCCTCTGCCATATCTTTAGTTATATCACCAGGATCATGNCCTANTGGTAACTTTATTATTCTTGAATAAATATTTTTTGAATCTAATAAAGATTGTATCTTATCAGCAGCCATTTGTCCAGGAGCATCTGGATCCATCATGATGTCAACTCGATTTACTCCAATTTTATCTACTAGGTCTAGTTTAATTCTACCAAAATTAGATGCACCAAAAATACATAGAGTATTTTTATAACCTAACTGCCACATATTTAACATATCAAATAATCCTTCAACTAAAATTATATAATTCGTATTTTTTACTTTATCTAAAGGAAAAAGTATATTATTAACCTTACCTTTTGCAGGTCGTCTATAATATTTAGGTTGTGAAGATACGTTTCCCATATATCTTCCTTCAATAAATTTTAATTTACCAAATTGATATATCGGAACACAAATATAATTATGTAATTGTAATTCTTCTGTAGTAAATGCTTGAAATTCTTTTAACGTTGCGCCTGAAATGTTTTTGAATTCTCCTATAAAAGTTTGTCTCGTTTTAGGAAGTTTTACCTCATCTATCTCAATTACAGCCTTAATTTTAGTTTTTAGTTTTTGTATTTTAAAGGGTTGTTTACTCTCTACAGGTATTCTAGTAATTTCTCCTATACTTTCTAGAAATTTTGATACACCTCCTCCAAAACCGCAACTCCAACAATGAAATACATTTTTTTCAAGAGAATAGGATAATGAAGGCGATTTATCATCATGTAAACCACTTGTACAAGATATTAATATTTCACTAGGGTTATTTGTATTTTTATATTCAACACCCCTTTTATCTAATATTTCTTTTAAATCCATTTTTTATTATTCAACAATATCATTTTTGCTTTATCTAAGAATAGTCGCTGACTATTATCACACACACCCCAGTACCGAATTAGTTTTAAGAAATAATCCCACACTTCTAAAGGGTTCTTAAGATGTTGTTGCTCGGTTAATAATTTTTTTAATTTATTTAATTTTTCTTCTAAACTGTTCATATATCTTTTGATCCTTCTTTTTTATCTGTTCCAAACTTCACAGCATCGTGAGGTTTTTCGTTTATTACATTTGATTGTGCTGGGTCTATTTTTACACACGGCCAATTCATGTAAACATCAAAACTCATATGTTTTCCGTTTCTAATCTTTGTCGTATGTATTGTAATTTTATTATTTAGTTGTCTATCTTCATCTTCAGGTGGAGGAAAAAAGTTGAAACTCCTATCAGCAGAATCTAAAATACCTTTTGCAAATCTAGCTTCGCCAGTTGCATCTATCTGATAAGGTGATATCATAGTTAAATCATATTTTCTTGATAATGATTTAAGATTCTCTGCAATAGTTATTTGAGTTTGCCAATTTTTTTGATCATCATGTTTTATTATATTGACGTAATCAACAACTGCAAGATTATAATTAGGATATTTAGAACTGAACATGTTACAGTAGTGATCTATTCTGTTTAAAGTCAAAGATTCATCATCAATCATAAACAGTCTATGATCTGTCATTGCTGGTTTTTCTACTTTTAATTTTTGTTCAAATAGTTTAAAGTCCTTAGTATATTCTAGCTCTTTCAACAGTTCGTCAATCTTTTTTGAAGGTTTATAAAAATGCTTAAACTTTGCTTTAGCCATAGCAATCTTTTGTTGTGCTGTAGTTTTATTCCTAAATATATCTAAGAAAGGAACTTCACTAATTATAGAAAGAACTCTATCGTAAACTTCTTTGTATCTCATTTCTATAGTAAAAAAAGCAACAGTATTACCTTCTAAAAATCTATTTAGCGCCATATTAAGTGATATAATAGACTTACCCGAACCTCTACGCCCTCCTAGTAATACTAGTTCTTGTGTAGCAAAACCACCATTAACTGCGTCAAATTCAGCACTAAGACCTGAAGGAAATATTTTGAAATCATCTTCAGAAGGAAAAAAGTCTAATTCAGCTATGTCATATAATTCATCATTGTAAGGTATAGCTTGATTTAGGTGTAATAAATGATTTTGAAATTGATCTACAATTTCTACTTTTTCTAAATCATCAAGACGATCCACAAACTTATCCATAAAATGTATAGTTTCATCACGAATATAATAATCTTGTAGTTGTGAGACTAAAAACTCATTCTGTATTTGGTCACAAACATTTTCATCATTTACAATTTGATTTTCAATATACTCTTGTAACCCTATATCTTTCCGTAGACTCAATATTTCATCAGTGCTAGGTAGTCGCATATTTGCTTTGTAAAAAGATTTTACTTTTTCAAACAAAGTAAGATTAATACCCGTAAAATACTGATTAAGTAACCTTGAATATAGATCGTTACTTTGAGTGTCCAGCAATCGTCTTAAAGTGAGTTTTTGTAAATCAATTGCCATTAATAGCCTTTACGGGAAATAGAACATCTCTTTTGAGAGTGGCATAACCACCATTATCGCCAAGCTGATAAGTTAAATAACTTTCTCTGCCTGTTTCTTCTAATATTTTACTAACTTTATCACGTTGATGCAAGAACGCATTAAGTTTTCTAGTAGGTAAAGTTTCGCCATCAAGCATCCAGTATATCTCATAGTGAACTCCTTGAGCAGGCTCATGATAGTTACCAGCCATGCCAGTTTTTGGATTAGGTTTGAATGGGTATATATCAATATATTTTTGAAAACCATTTTCATGAAAGTCTAACCAATCTTCATCATAAACTTCTCTAATTTGCATAAAACAATTTTTTTCAGCATAGAACACTTTATCGCCTTTTTTAAATTTTACTTCTAAGTCTTGAATAACGTGTTCAACATTTGCAGCTTTATTTTTACCTCTTGCTCTAATAGGTATATTCATTTCAATTAATATTTTTTTGACTCTTGCAGGAGAAATATGATGTAACTTAGCTATTGCTGATTGAGCATCTCCACTCAGATATGAATCAACAATGGATTGTTTCTCTGCAGTTGTGAATACTTTAGTTCTAGCCGCTTTTTTAAGGGCAGCCTCTTTTGCTAATCTGTCGTGAAAATTTTCAATAATAGCGTCAAGTCTTTTAGTATTATATGCAATACCTAAATGCTCGCATACTGCTTTTTTGGTTTTATTAACCTTTAGCATCCAAATTGCTTGACGAATTTTAGCTTCAGGTATATCTGCTTTGATTGGGTTTCTTGCCATGTTAAATACTCCTCTAGTATTTAGATTATACTAAAAAGTCAACAGTTTAGCAAGTTTAATGTGTGATGAGATGGTCGTCTGTGAAATACAATTCGTTAATAACATTACGAACAAGACCAGTGTTCGTATAAACCATTACAAACTTTTCTTGGAAAAATTTGTTAGAGCGATATAGTTTTTCGACATAAAAACTAGAAAGATAAGCCTCTAAAGTGTCTTTGTACATGGGATCTTCTTCTTTTAACTCTGGAAAATGTTTGTTTATCATTTTGGCAAAAAAAGATTTCTTACCAGGTAAGGACATACCCAATATAGAATCTAAGTCTTCATTTGAAATATCTTGCAAGAGCATATGAAAAAAAGAAGAGAGTCAAGATATTCCTGACTCTCTTTAAAGGTAAATTAGTCTTGAGCAGACTTTGGAGTATAATCAGCACAAGCAAGAGCACGTCTTGTAAGTACTGTTTTTACGCCTCTGACAGTTTTGTCAAATGCTTCTGCCAATTGCTCAACAGTTTGATCGAGCATATCTTCGATACCCTCATAAGGATCACTTTTAGTAGTCTTTTTATCTCTTTGCGGAGCTTTAAGACCCATAGAAAGTAATTTACCTCTCACTGAGTTGACAGTTCTTCCAACTGACTCAGCGATTTCTTCAAGATACTTACCGTCATCAACCATTGATTGAATAGTACCTTCTTCTTCTTCAGAATAGGTTCTCGGTGTAACTTTCTTTTCTGCAGGTTTAACGTGTGAAGTCATCTCTAATGAAAGAGCCTTACCGTTAATTTGTCTTGCAGTAAATTTTCCGTCAGCAAAACTTTCGGAAATTTCTTCAGCAGTCATAGTGCCTGAGTTTGCTTGAAGATATTCAGATAACTCAGCAGTTTCTTCAGCTGAAAATACAGGAGCAGCTCCTGGCTTTTTAGGAACGTCATAACCTAGTTTTCTTAATTTAGCGGTTACAGAACGTCTTGGGAAGTCAAACTCACCCATAAGATTTTCGATGATTTCCTCAGTAACACCTGATGCAGCCGCATCGTGCATTGAGCTAACCATGTCTTCAGTGTATTCAAATTTTGACATATTAGTGTTCCTTTCGAACTTTTGTTAATGTACTCAAGAAGTTTTGTTCTCTTCTTGACTTGATATAAAGAGTATATCTAAGATTTATATTACAAGCAACTACAAATTAACTTATTGTGGTTTCTTGGTTATTTTTATTTTTATTAAAAATCACCAGATAACACATTTTTTTTACTTGACCAATAGTCAATTATCTTAACACCTAGTTGAGTAGCACGGGTATGTTTTGAACTACCAGTATCTCCTGTAATTAGGGCATAACAGTCCTTTGTTACAGTACTTGTATTTTTAAACCCTAAAGGCTCTAAAATACTCACAAGTTGATTGCGAGTCATATCTAGCTTTCCAGTAATACAGACTTTTTTTACAGTTTGAGATACTTCTTCTACCGTTACTTCTTGTTCAAGTTGTAATGGCAGTTCGAGTACCCATTCTTCGTTTTCGTCTAACCAAGAAAGTATAGATTCTTTTGTGCGAGGACCAATTCCTTTGATCTCTGCAAATTCAATATCTCTTAAATTTCTGAAAGCTGGAATGTGGGGAATAATAAGTTTAGCTCCCCCGTTACCTACACCTTCAATTCCTAATGCTGCTAATACAGTCATATAAGGTTTAGTCTTAGTTCTTTCAATCTCTTGTTCAATCTTTGCGCCATTTGCACCTAGTCTATCCCAGTTTACGTTACTGTATAAATCTACGGGGTGCATAAGTCCTAATTTTTTAATTGATGCAGGGCCAAGACCTTTTATTTGCATGGTTCTTATAAAGTATTCTAAAAACTTAACTGAATCTCCTTCACCACTTTTTGTCATTAGTTTTGGGCCATCTCTTACAACTTTTTGTCCAATGGCTTTTTCTGCGTGTGCTTGATTAATTTTAAGATTGTGTTTAGAGTGTTCAATCACTTCTAGGAACTTAGGAATAACACCACCTGATCTTTCAATCTTGATAGTATCACCTAAGCCTAGATCGTGTTGCTCAATGAAATCTATGTTGTGCAAAGTTATCCTTGATATAGTAGCATCTTCTACTACTACAGGTTCTACTACAGCTGTTGGGTTAACACTACCTGTTCTACCAATTGTCCAAAGAACATCTTGTAAAGTAGTAATTGCTGTTTCAGTTTCTCTTTGTTTAAGAGCTACTGCAAATCTAGGATACTTTCCAGTATGTCCTAGAGTTTGTTCTTTTTCCCAGCTATCAGTTCTGAACACAGTGCCGTCCATAGGATAGTTCCATGATTCTGCATCTAACACAGTAAAGAAACCCATATTTTTTATTACTTTCATTCTTGGAGTGTAATTCATATTTACACCAAGCCAATCATGTGCAATAAACTTTATGTTTCTTTGAGCAAACTCAGAAGGACTGTCAAGACCAAGTGCGCCACTAACATAGTTTCGATAATTATCTACTGTATTGTCAGTTACACACTCTCCATTGATTACAACTTCTTCATATTGTGTATCAATTTTTGTAGGACACCCTTTTAACATTCCGATAAGATGCGAGACATCTTTACCATGTTCACCGTTACCTCTGGTCAAACCCATCTTTAATTTTCCATTACGGTAAATTAGAGAAAGATTAGTGCCATCAATCTTCGGGAGTTTGATACTCATAAAACTATCTACTTCATCTTCGTTAAACACTTTACGAAGTGAGTATAGTTTATAAGGATGTTTTACCTTACCTGGAGCGCCACCTACGTGCTTTGTAGGTGAATCGTGGTCTCTCCAACCTTGAGCCTTCTCCACAGCCTCCAACTTGTCATATAGCTGATCGTAGTCGGCATCTGCTATTGCAGAGGCTGAGTTGTCATAATATGCTTTGTTGTGCTTTTGGATTAGCTCTTTGAGTTCTTTGTAATTCATATAAATATAATATAAAAAAATTAATCATTAAGAAAGTTTAAAGTTAATCTTTGATGGACTCTTCCAGCTGAGTAATTAAATCATTAAGATACCATTTGGCTTTACTTAAATCTTCTCTTTGTTTTCTTTTATCGCTATGTTTTAAATTATATCTAGTAACATATTTAATTACATTACCTTGAGCATAGTTCATATCCCATGACTTTATATAGTCATTTGTTTCTATGCCTTTGTTATAGTGTGGTGGGTGGTTTACCATGTCATTGATTGACACAGTTCCATTTTGTTTAGATAATTTTTCTACAGCATCGGCTGATAGATATACTTCATGCTCATCTTTACCGTATTGAATAAAAGGAGATTTATCTTTTTGTACTAATTTTTCTTTTTTCATACTGCCCATTTCTCGTCTATAAATTGTTTTGCCTTTGTCAGGCGACTCATAAATATATTTTTTNTCTTCTTCTTTTTTTCTTTCTTGTCTCAATTTCCATAACATCCAATCATAATAACGTTCTGGCTCACTGTCTTCNTAAAGTTTTGGTTCAATATCTTCATAAAGTTTTTGCCATTCTTTAGTAGAATCGTATTCAGTCATTTACAAATTCCATTATCATAGGAA